TCGTTACCCTCTGCATCGTATTCTCCTTGCTCTAAAACAATATGTCCGAGTTTAACGATAGCGTGTGAGTGTGTTGGGTACTCGTTTCCCTCTTCGTCTGTTTCTACTCCTAAAGCTTTTATTTTAGCTTCAGCAGTCTTTTGGTCTTTAAATTCGTATTTTCCTATGTACATTATATTAACTTTTGGTTATAACTATTGGTGTTTATATGTATAGTTTTTTTGATTTTCTTATCTTATTGTGTTTGTTATGTAAAGATTTACTCTTGTTTTTATTATAGGTGTAATTGTTACGTTGTTAATTTTTGTAATTCTGTATCACTCAATGCTTCTTTAAAAACTGCAAGGCATTTGACGTTTGCTTCCATAAATAAAGTATCTACTGCTGTATTAAACTCCAATACATTTAGACCAATAGGAGACGTAACAGATTCCGTATTTGTTTGAGTTCCGTTTACATAAAATTTCATTGTACCACTACCCCAAGACAAAGCAAATTTATTGTTGTTAGTTTGTGTAACTCCTGTTGCACCCCAATTTATAGTTTGTAAAACTCCACCAGAATACATTTCAGATATAATATTTCCAGAAAATCTTGAATAACCTGTTGCTACATAATTATTCATTGTTCCGTCTGATAAAAAAATTCTTTTATCAACACCATCATCAGCCAAAGCACTACCTTCAAAATATAACACACCCTCTGTTGAGTTTATTAAGTCGCTACTGCCACTATTGTTACAGACATCTGCTAAACGAGTAACTGTGCTTCCGTTTGTTGGAATGTATGAAGTTAATTGTGTATCTTCCATTTGCGTACCAAACACATAATAAGTCCCCGTTTCTCCGTGACCATTTGTATATGTATTATCGGGATATGCTTGTATTTGAATACGTCTTGATGTTGGAGTAACTGATTGAGCAGTTGTACTAATTCTAAACCAACCGTCATTAAGTTTTTCAATACCAAAACCATTTGATGCAGTTTCAGCACTTAAATCAATCTGACTTGAGGAAATACAAGTTAGTTTAAAATTTACAAAACTTCCACCCTTTAAAAACACACTTGTAACTCTATCAGCAGTTGTTGGTATTGTAGGGTCATAATATAATCTACCACTATCGGTGACCGTAATTTTAGATGCGTTACTTTCATTTGTTGGGGATGTGTTATCTGTGCTTGTTACACTTACTGATGCATCTTTACTCCAGCCACTATAACTTTCGCTATTTGTTATTAAGTTCGTTGCTTGTGGCTCAAGTAAAAGACTACCCTCTCCGCTATAAGGTACTGCTACTCCATTCTCATAATCAAAGTTAGTATAGTTTATTCTCGGTAAGTCTGTATCGTCTGTAATTTCTATTACTGATATGTTGTCTATTGTGATATCTCCAACACCATATATATATAAATGAGATATAGTTGTAGAGGTATAAATTACGTGAGTTCCATCTGTTTGGTAACTGCCACCATTAGGATATTGAGAAGTTATTAGTCTTGCGTAATTGAAATTATCCGCACCAGTTAAATCAAATGATATTTTATAAATATTACCAATAGTTAGAATATTTTCTTGTGATAACAATGATTGAGTTCCAGTATGAATAGCAACACCATCACCCATACTCCACCCTGTACCAAATATCCAATTCTGCCCTACTTCCTTAACTGATACGTTGTCTATTGAGCCGATAAAGTTAGTTCCAGTAAAACTAACTGTTTGTGAATTTGCTTTATAGTAAAAAGTATATGAGCCAACTGCTGAAGGTAGGGAATATGGAGCGTTAGGATAAGTTAAAGTTCCACTTGTGTAAGAAGATATTTCAACTTCTACTTTATAGGTTTTTCCAATAGTTAATACTCCACCTTTATAAATAACTCCACTACCATTACAATTAGCAGAGCCATTTGAAATAGACCAAACTGGGTCTAATCCCCACCAAGAACTATCACTAAAATCACCATTTACAATTTGTTCACTACCTATCTGCTCAAAGTTTCCGTTCTGTACTAATTCTCCGCTTAATAACTGAACATCTTGTACTAAACCTTTTTCGTTTACTCTTGTAGCACTTGAACCTCTTGTAAAGTCAAAGTCTGCGTGTAAAACCTCTTTAACTGAAATACTTGTTACTTTGCAGTCATTAATACCCCTTAATCTAATGAAAGTTGTAGTTGCAGTAATGTCAAAAGTATAAGTGCCTACACTTGTCATTGCAGTTGTTAAACCACCCATATAAATCTGTGGAAAGCCACTCCCACTCGCTTGAGTAACCTCTATGACTACTCTATAATTTTTGCCAATAGTTGTACCTGTTTGTGAAATATAACTACCACTTCCTGTATGTATGGCTTCTCCGTTTGAAATAGTCCATCCCGCATCTTTAGTCCAATCACTATCAGTGTCAAAATTGCCATTTACAGTTATTTCATCTGAATAAGGTTTAGCGGGTTTAACACTATTCAATACGCCATCTTCATAAGCAGTAGGGGTTAGTATAATACTTGGCTTTGTGCCTACTCCGTTTAAGATCTGGTCTGTTACCCAACTGTTCTCGTACTCACTTGCTCTTTTATATAACTCATTTGTTAAGTCAGCGTTTAAGTAAACGTTTCCCCATTGTTCGTTAGGGTTTCCCCATTCGCTTCTGTGATATATTTCTTGTGCCATTTATAGTGTTGTTAATTCTATTGCTTCTGCTTCTGTTAATACTCTATCGTAAACCCTTGTGTCGTATACTTTACCCTCAAAATGTCTAGTTGTACCGCTTTGACTTGCAAAGTCTAATCTAACAAAACCTGTGGGTACAACTCCGCTTGTGTCTGTATCTTTTAAAACTCCGTTAAAATAAACTTTAAACTCGTTTTGTTTAAATGTTATAGCCACTTTGTTTCTTTGATTATCATTTACACCAGTAATAAAATAATCTTGTTGTACTGATGGGTTTTCAATAGTCGTTCTTATTCTACTACTTTCGTATATAAATCTGATAAAATTAGTGCTGCCATTACTTAAAGTAATCATACTAAAATTATTTAAAGGTGTGCCGAAATTATTTGCATCTACAAAAAATGTACCCTCTGTAATATTAAACAAATCAGCATCCCCACCAAGTAAACATTCGTCTTTTAATCTTGTTACTGCACTTCCTTCTGTATAAATTAAACTTGATGCATAGCTATCGACTAATTCTGTTTGCCCACCCCATACCAAAAAATCTAATTCGTCATCACTACCATTATTAATCGCTACTCCTACATAAGCATATTTGGTATTTGCAGCTCTAAAACCTGTAAATTGAATTCTTGTCCATTCTGTTGTAACTGTTCTTGTTTTTGGACTACCACTACTTGCACCATAAAATGCACAAGTTTGATTTTGACCTGTATTACTTTTAACATAAATTGTTGAAATATAATATCCACCACCATCGCCATCAACACTTGGGTCTGTTCCATTTACTGAAAGCAGAGCATAACCTGTACCTGTTGCACTTGCTTCTATTCTTGTAGCTGTTAAAGTCCCATCAGGTGCAATAGCATAATTACCTGTCATAGTTATTGTACCACTACTTGATAATGTACTGTTTAATTGTAATTGAGTATTATTAAGAGCATAGTTAGTTCTTTCAGGTTCTAAAAGTAAACTTGGGCAGTTCCCATCAGACCAATCTAATCTTGGTACATCATCAGTAACTTCCTCAATAAGACCATCCTTGCGTACTCTTGTAGCCTCTCCAGTTCTTGAAAATGTAAAGTCCCCACTACCATCACTTGGTAAAATAGAGTATACAGTAGAAGCTTTATATCCGCTTGGTATTAATGCTAGTTTAGGATTTGTCATTTCTTCTCTTTAAATTCTTTGTAAAACCTTTTTGCCTCTTTTTCGCTTTTGCTCTCTATGTACTGCTTTAGCTTGTTAAGGTTTATTTCTTTTACTTTATACTTCATTACAGCACCCATCCTTTAAAAGTTGTATCACTATCTGGACTAATATCCTCGTTAGTATTGCTTAAATACTCTGGGAATAAGTTATTGTTAAAACATAAATAGTCTACTAATCGTGTTGAGTAGTAGTTTGCGTATTCCCTTGCTTTTCCAACTAAATAATCTACCTCGTTTTTGTCTACGTTCTGCGCTGTTTCGCTACTGTGTTTAAGTACAGATTTATTTGTAATTGTATACGCTGCAAATGGTATGTAATTCATCTGCGCAAACCAAATCAATGTTGGCTGAACGTATGTGTTTACCAATGTCAAATAATCGCCACTTAATGTATCAGCTATAATGTCAGCACTAATCTTGTTGTATAAGTCTGTACCTAATAAGTTTTGTATGTCGATTTGCTGTGCAACCTTAACAAATTGTAGCATCTTGTCAATGTCTACATTACCATCAATGATGGAGTTTTTCTTAAGGTCTTTTGTGCTTATAAATAATGCTGTTGCCATTTGTTATTTGTTATAATTTGGATGATGTCCGTTATTAGGCATATCTTTAGGCGCTTTCTTTGCATCTTCCCAACCTCTTGGTTTGCCTTTATAAGATTTTGGTATATCATCAACCTCAACATAATCTTTAATCTTGTCAGATTTTTCAATATACTTTCCGTTTGTTTTTTTCTTTAGTCTATATAGTTGTTCAGCCCAATAATGTCCACAGTTTACACCGCCTTTCCAACGGAATAAATCGTACTTTTTACCCTTATGCCCAAAACTCTCATTTACACCCTCATCTGAAGCTGCATCTATATCCTCAATTCTATAAACCATATTACGAGCCATAAGAGCTTTACAAAAAGTTCTTGTATTAGTACTGCTATATTTTTCCGCATATCTGTAACGTACTTTGTAATAGCTTTTGTCTAATACTGAAAAATCGCCTTTACCTTTTTTAAGGTTTGGTATTCTTTCAGCAAACTTTTGTAATAAGTTTTTCTTTGGCTCTATTAATTCATTTGCCCAAACATCAATGTCTGTATTATCTTCTGAATATTCTCTTTCTTCAACTAACTCCCATTCTTCGTCTACTTCTTCGCCTTGTAAGTTTTCTAAAATATGGTCAGCTTCGTTGTCTGCTAATTCTCTACTTAACTTAACCCCAGTTTCTTCTTCTTTAGTTTCTTCATCCTCTACGTTTTCAAGGTCTGTAAATTCTAAAGGCTGTAAGGT